TTAATTTAACGGGAGGAAAAAAAATGAAACAATGACAATTTAAGTTTCTACAAAAGGCTCTATCTTGAGCCTTTTTTTTTGTTATAATTTCCTGGTAGCTAATTTTGGCTACTAACAAGGATAAAATATGACTGATAATAAAGTACCTTTTTTCCAACCCTTTGCAAGTATTAAAGAAGGGTTTGATGAATTGTTTGAGGTAATAAAAAAAATAGACAATATTGATGATAGAACTAAGCTATTAGTTATCTATGGCTGTCTTGGGCAAACTGTACAAAACGAAATACCCTGGACATTAATTAAAAAAGGAGATAAAAATGAAGATTAAATATGATGATTTAACCAAAGGAGAGGCGTTTATTGTTAATTGGCAATATCGCATATTAAAAAATGAGGCCTTAGAGTTAGCAGATGCTATAGCAAAGGCTGACACAGGGAACAGAAAAGTATTTGATTACTTCTTTCCTGAATATACTCAGGCAATAACTAACTACCAAAGCACAAGAAACTGGTGGCCAGATGTTGAGGTAAAGGCGGGGTTACTTAGCCCTAACTGGCGTGAGGAAATGAAGGCCAGAATAAAAGCCCATAACAAAACTCAAATGGAGGAATTATGATTACTTATGAAGGCCAAAGATACAATGTTGTTTTAAGTACATTAGTTACTTATGACAAAGCCTCTGAGTTTGAGGAATGGTTTCAGGAAAATATTGGAACTGACTTACAAAAAGATGAAGATGTTGATGGCAATATAGAATATGTCATGTGTGATATTACAAACTCAGAACTTAAAATGATTGAAGATTATGAAGATAAATATTTACTGGAGGTAAAGTAATGGAAAGATGCGAAAACAAAGTTGAATATCACATTGAAAGTGGGTTGGACTATAAACAGGTCTTAACTAAATGCGGTTATACAAACCCCTATGGCAAAATTGCAATTTGTAATGGTTGCGAGAACAATAAGGAAAAGATGAGAAGTATTAGAAATCATGAGGCTTCTGTTAAAGCCGATAATGACTGGCTAAAATCAGCGGGCTGGGGGGAAATGTAATGGAATATTCAAAAAAGACTAGAGATAAAATAGCCAAGATACTTAGAGAGGAGGAAGAATATCCTTTTAAAACACTTAAAAATCTTGACTTAAAAAACTTTCCCAAAGGCCAAACTGTTTTGCCACGCCAATGCCAACATTGTGGTGTTGGTATGGGGGAAGGATATTATTTTGATGATGGTGGTTATGCTTGCTCTCAGCACTGTATGTTAAGCATACTTTACAGCCAGGACTCCTATTATTGGACAACCTGGCAAGACCATTCACAAGAAAATATTAAAGATGGTGAGCCAGTTTATGATGCAGAAGGTAATGCTTATTATTTGACTGAGCAATTTGAAGAAGGCAATGTGTATTCAGACGAACCATCATTCAAAGGAGGCCATCATTATGACTATTACTAAACTAGCATCGTTAAACAAACTTAGTAATTGGAGTCCAGTTAAACAACTTGAACCAGTTGGTAAGAAGGCAGTCATTCCAGAAGAAATATGCTCGAACTGTAATCATTCAATTGAGTATGACCGCAATTTTGACTGGGAAACTGAAATCTGGTACTGCTCGAATTGTAATATTGAGTATTCGGTCGATATCGAAATCGTTAGAGATTGGAAAAACCAGGCGGTCTGGACATGATAAAAAGAACTGATTTAATAATTGCCGTAATTCTGATCCTCGGAAATATTTTATTCCTGTTTGGAATTCTGGTATTATTAATTTTATAGGGCAAAGGCTCACACCCTTAAAAAGTGAGCCACAATACAAGGGATATACAATATGAGAAAAATAAGCAAAGCGATAGCCCAGGCTTTTAACGAGGGCAAAACTAAATCCATTGGCAACACTATGACCAATGGTAGTGAGGTTTTTTTGCATGGCAATAAGATTGCCTGGCGTTCAAGTGGTAACGGCCTGGAACTAACTTTGGCTGGCTGGCCTACGGTCACAACTAGAGAACGACTCAACGCTATACTATATGTTGAGGGGTTTAATGTTAAAGCGGGCGAAAGTTACGGTTTTCACTTTAACCAAAAAAATTATAACCAATACTTGACCAAAACAACATTCAACGGTTATGAGAAACAAGCCAGTAGTAAACCTATAGCTGACAATGAAATAATAACTTTATACCAGGGGGCAATATGATTGGAGTTACTGTCACTAATTTTGACAAAAGCACAGCCTATCTTCAAGAACATTGCGAGCGTGTGGACTATGTCGGCACACTGGCTTATTATGATGGTAGGTCTTACTACAACGAGAACGGCGAACTACTCAGAAATTTAGCCGAGTATAATTCATCATCTGAGGGTTATACGCCCTTCGGTGATGAAGGTTACGATTATTAATTGGAGGTTTTAAAAATGGTTACTAATTATTTTAATGAGCAAGAAATTTTAATAGATACAATTCTTGACCGAGTCGATGACATGCGTTCTTGGTTGCCTGAACACACACCAACCAGAAAACGATTAAAACATAGCCTGGAGAATTCCCAGTTAAACCTGGAGCAATTAAACAAGCTGTCATCGTTCGATGATGGCTCGTTCGGTCATGATGTCTTTGGTATTTATAAGAATGGATGGTGGAGCAATAAAGCTAGTCATTGGTTGCCCAGGTGTAGTTAATAAGATAATAAATGATGCCCCTTAATTGGGGCATTTTTTTTGTGTGGTATTAATTCAACAAGAACCCCAGCTCTCCCCAGATCTATAGAAATTGATTTCCTTTATTAGTGCGGGTTGTAGAGGTGGCGTTTTTGCAACAAGGTTTTAAAGCATGGCCTAAATCCATCTACTAATAGCAAGAAATACACAGGGGTAATATACAAAGCTCAAGAACATAGGAACACAGTAAGCGAGTACCTGGGGTTGTGGCGTGTTGTGGTGTAGTTGTTAACTAGAAAAATAGTATTTGAATATTGATTACCCCACACTTATATTTTAACTTCCAAGTGTCGTTCGTTCTGTGTACTGGGGGCATGAATACAGGCCAGTTAATTACCTGGGGTATATCTTCACCTGGTTAAAGACAAAAAGGCTCTAGAATGGGCAATTCTGGACACCTTGAGCGATCTCTAGAAAGTGGTACTAAACCCCCTGGGGGAGGCTCACCGCATATAGCTACAGTAAACGCTACACCCCACCCACAAAAAACAGAATTTGAAAAAAAACAACATTTAACATATATATGTGCTATACTACAAGCATGAATAAACGAAAAGGCAACCCAGCATTAGTTAAAGGCATGGCTTCTCTTAACCCAGCAGGCAGACCAAAAGGCTCAGTTGGCAAATATACTGCGTTAGCACGAGAGTTGATGTCTGAAAAAAGTACGGAAATAGTACAAAAAGTAATAGACAAAGCTATGGAAGGAGATGTGCATTGTTTAAAAATGTGTATGGATCGTATATTGCCTGTACAAAAGGCAGTTGATTCTAATAGAGCAAAAAACGATGCTCAAGTAATTATTAATGTAGCCTCTATTGACTCTATAGAACAAAAGGCTAGTGAATATGACAAAGCTGAATTAATAGAGCCTGTAGAAAAGTCTGATGACGAGGTTGTTGTTAATATAGATTCTACACCTATGGCAGAAAAATTTGACTCCTGAAAACGAATGTTCCCTGTGTGGTGGTGATTACGACCCTGATTGTGGTGGTACGCAAGGTTACTTTGGAAGTATTCCTGTTACTTTCTGTGAATGGTGTTATTCTTCTATTATGGATATGGCTGAATATCATTTAGGTATAAAAGATCAAGATGGCTGAATTAAACATTGATTTACACCCTGCACAACTTGAAATTTTTCATTCTGAAAAACGATTTAAAATAGTTGCTGCGGGTAGGCGTTTTGGTAAATCTTATCTGTCTGCTTGGATTCTGTTGATTAAAGCAATACAGTCTGAGAGTAAGGATGTGTTTTATATAGCACCTACCTTTCAGCAAGCTAAAGACATTATGTGGGCGATGCTTAAAGAACTAGGTAGAGATTTAATAGTACAAGCATACGAAAATACTGCAGTTTTAACTTTAATTAATGGTCGTAAAATATACCTTAAAGGATCTGACCGACCTGAAACACTTCGTGGCGTTGGACTTGCTTATGTTGTGCTTGACGAATATGCTTCTATGAAACCTCAAGTGTGGGAGCAGATTATTCGCCCCACTCTAGCTGATGTTCGTGGTGGTGCTTTGTTTATAGGAACGCCAGCAGGTAAAAACCATTTCTTTGATTTGTACAAAGATGCCCTGGAAGATGATGATTGGGATGCCTTCCAGTTTACCTCTACAGACAATCCTTTTTTGCCAAGTGAAGAAATAGAGGCTTCTAAAAAAAGCATGTCATCTATGTCGTTCAGGCAAGAGTTTGAAGCATCATTTGAAACAAGTTCTGGTGGTATATTTAAAGAAGAATGGTTTCAAGTTGATGAAGAACCTGAAGAAGGTAATTATGTTATTGCTGTTGATCCTGCTGGGTATGAAGCTGTAGAACAAGAACGAAACCTTAAAAGATCAAGGCTAGACGAAACAGCTATTGCGATTGTTAAAATTGATCGTGATAAATGGTGGGTTAAAGACATTCTTCATGGTCGTTGGAACATTAAAGAAACTGCAAAAAAAATACTTTATTCTGCAATGAAAGTTGAATCAGCTACTGTTGGTATTGAAACAGGCTCATTAAGAAACGCAATCTTACCTTATCTTGAAGATGAGATGAGAACTGAGGGTAGATGGGTGTCTATTATTGAACTTAGACATGGTGGTAAAAAAAAGAACGACAGAATTATTTGGGCATTACAAGGAAGAATGGAGCATGGTCAAATAACTTTTAATGAAAAAAAAGAATGGCGTGAATTTACAAATCAATTATTAGACTTTCCAAACAGACTTGCACATGATGACATGTTAGATGCTCTTGCTTATATTGATCAAGTAAGCGTTGCAGATTTTGCCCACTCAATTGAATTAGATGATGAATGGAGGCCAATAGATAATGTCGCTGGATATTAACAATTTAACAAGAGCAGAAATGGATGAATTACTAGAATATAGCAATGATAAAAGTAATATTGTAGAACGCTATGTTGTAGCTTGTCAAATAATTACAAATTTATTAGAACATGGTTCAGACGATATATTTGCAGAAGCGGATTGGGATGATACTGTTGATTTAACAATATGTAAATTACTTATAGATGGAGATATAATTGTTGAGCCAGAAGAAAGAAAACTACATTAAGAATAAAAAATGTGATATAATCGGCATTTATTTTGGAGTGTAAAATGTTAGTAAAGAAAAAATCATTAAGAAAAGTAAAAAATATAGACATATTAAGAGATAGAAATACAAGTGCAACTCTTAAATTAATTAAATTGGCTAATAAAGTTGGCAAATTAAAATAAATGAATAATCAGGAAACAAAATATCAAGCATTAGCAGGATGGCTATCACATCGATTAGATACTTGGCGTACTCATAGAAATATTAATTACATTCCTATGTGGGATGAGTATTACAGATTGTGGAGAGGTATTTGGTCTGCTGAAGATAAAACTAGATCTAATGAAAGATCAAGGCTTATATCACCTGCATTACAACAAGCAGTTGAATCATCTGTTGCTGAACTTGAGGAAGCAACATTTGGCAGGGGAAAATGGTTTGATATTAAAGATGATTTTTTAGACCAAGATTCGTCTGAAGCAGAATATATTCGTAATTTATTACAAGAAGATTTAGAAAAAACTGGCTGTAAAGATGCTATTTGCGAAGTATTTCTTAATAGTGCTATTTATGGAACGGGTATTGGAAAAATAGTTGTTAAATCTAGCATTGAAAGAGCACCTAGTGAAGAATTAATAGATGGAACTGCTGCTAAAACTAGAACAGTAATAGAATATCCTATTGTTGATGTTCATGTAGAGCCTATATCACCTAAAGAATTTCTTATTGATCCATCAGCTAATTCAATTGACGATGCTTTAGGTATTGCACATGAGGTTATTAAGCCAAGATATCATATAATAGAAGGCATTAAAGAAGGTATTTACAGAGATGTTCCTTTAGATGGTGATTATAACACTGCAAAATTTGGCTATGATCCAGAAACTAAATCTGCTGATGAATCAGATTCAGTAAAAATATGCGAATATTGGGGATTAGTACCAAAAAGATTTTTAAGTGCAAATGTTGATAAAGATGATTTTGAATATGACCAAACAGATTCAAATGAATTAGTTGAGGCTGTTGTTACTATGTGTAACGATCAACACATTTTAAGAGTTGATGAAAATGCGTTTATGATGAACGATAGACCGTTTATTTCTTATCAACATGACATTGTGCCAAACAAATTTTGGGGTAGAGGAGTTTGTGAAAAAGGATATAATCCACAAAAAGCATTAGATGCTGAAATGAGAGCAAGAATAGATTCTCTGGCGTTAACTACAACACCAATGATGGCTGCTGATGCCACAAGATTACCCAGGGGCGTAAAGTTTGAAGTGAGAGCGGGCAAAACTGTCTTGACCAATGGAAATCCACGAGATGCTATCATGCCACTCGACATGGGTACAACAGATCCTAATACTTTTAATCAAGTTACCTCACTTCAAAACATGATTCAAATGGGAACTGGTTCTGCTGATACTGGTTCTGCACAACAAGATACAGCAAGTGGTATGTCAATGATGCAAAGTGCTGCAATTAAAAGACAAAAACGCACTTTAATGAATTTTCAAAACACATTTTTAATACCTCTTATTAATAAATGCATGTGGAGAAAGATTCAATTTGATATTGACAGATACCCTGTTACTGATTATAAATTTACACCTTATTCAACTATGGGTATTATGGCAAAAGAATTAGAAATGCAACAAATGGTTCAAATGCTGCAAGCTATACCTAAAGATTCACCTGCTTTTAATGTCATTTTACTAGCAATGTTTCAAAATTCATCTATTCATAATAGAGATCAAATTGTAAATGCTCTTATGCAGGGCAATCAACCAAATGAAGAAATGGAACAAATGCAACAAATGGCACAACAACTACAAATGCAACAATTACAAGCAAATGTAGCTAAAACTCAAGCTGAAGCACAAGAAGAACAAGCAAAAGCACAATTACATATGGCAAATGCAATGAGTGAACAACCTACTGAAATAGATATGCAAGAAAAAATATTAAAATTACAAAAAGATCAAATTAGTTTGCAAAAATTAATGGCAGATATTGAAAATAAACGATCAGAAA